CACCCTTGAAAGAGTGAGAAATTAGAATCCTCAGCTCCTGAGACATACACTAGCATTGTAGCAGTGTGGCTCGTTTGGCAATGGTTTGTTACAGTATGGGTAAGATCTTCAACAAACGGAAAGCCTGCGCTAGGAGAAAAACCTCCGCGCGTCGCAGCAAAGCGACAATTCCTGTAGAAGGGTAATTCCACTTCTACAACTGGCTGTTGACTGTTTGGTGTAAGATGCATACCTTCACTACCTACTGTGTGAAATGTCATAGCTTGATCCTCTATAGAAACAGAGTTAGTTGACGTTATCAAAGAAACTGTGGGGTTAGTACGTGTATTCGTGGACTGCCTTCTTATAACTAAACAAGAATTTATAGCAGTGTTACCAGTAGAAGAATACACAGTCTTCTTCCTGGTACCACCCCTATAACACGTATACGCAAAGGCTAAATACCGTAACATTGTAGTATGAACTGGATTGTAACTATTCACTAATCCAGTACGTAAACCGTATTGGTCATACCCTCTTATAAGTGGAAAATCAGTGGTCTGCCACTTGAAATATCCACTAGTACCCGCTTCTATACCGTTTATCCATAGTAAATTGTAACGCTTCATTAGCTGTCTAAAACTACTTATGGTCTCACCCATATATACAAGGTTGGTGCTATCAGATGTACTAGCACACGGAACATACTCCTCAGTGTTCTCTTTCTTCACTGGGATGTTGTTATCGGGTGTGTTTTCCAAACTATCACCTGCTTGCGGAGTGACGCCCAACCCGTCGTAAGCGCTATATGTAGAAAAACGCGTTGTAGGTGCTGCAAACTCTGCATCTTCACACATGTTACCATAAACATTGACTTGAATGTCATTGTTTATGGAACTGTTTGGTGTTGAGAGCTCATTAAGCACATACACAGTCAGTACTCCATTAGAATACTGATTGTTGATTGTTCCAAACGTTCCTGCATTAGATACCATAAACGGATTTGTCAACTCCTGTGTTTCGCACCAAGTCTTATGTTGCCCCCAAGCAACATCCAAGACAAAGTCCTTCTCACTATCAATGTCCACTACCTTAGTATATTGTACATTTTGCTCTGGTGTTGTAGCGCCCACTATGGGATCCCAGACAAATAGTAGTCTACCTTTATGGTAACCACTACAAACTACTTGGAACCTATATCTAATGGTACCCCTCCAATATTTGAAGGCGTTGGCTACATAACACATAGCTGGTACAGTTGTATACGCCGGCGTACCGTTTCTATAATAAAACTGCGGTGCAGGTCGACATGCAAAAAGAATAGTGTTGCGTGCGTATGACGTAGACCACGCAAACGTGGTCAAATAGCTTTCTATCGACGCCACATGTTTCAGGCCTAACTCGTCTCCACTATTGACGCCAGTAACAGAACTGTCGATACAAAGCTCCTGCTTGCTATCGACAGTCAACTTGGCGCAAGTGTCTGCGACGTCAGTGACTGCAAACTCTCCGACAAAAGAAGCTCTGACCTTAGACGGTGTTTCAATAACGGTCGGTCTACTCATACCGAACATCTTCGCTATAGAAGCACCAGCACCAGCAGCTACTTCTGTAGCTCTCATATACTTCCCTATCATAGGTACTTTACTTAAAGAGCCAGAAGCCTTAGCAACTGCTGTAGCCATATTGCTAATAGGTCCAGAGCCATACTCGTCTCTACCACCTTGAGTGGTAATGAAAGTAGCATTCCTGCTTGTGGGCACACTCAACTTAACGTCTTCCATCCATCCGTAAACGGTTATGGTCAGAGGCGTTGCTGAGCCATTGGCATGTTTCAAATCATTAAGCGCCACCAGATACAAATCTCCAAGAGCTAAGTACTGGTTAGCAGAGGTCAAGTCCACCTTGTCGTAATACCAAACAAATGGTAATGTCATGGTGCCCGCTTGAGACTCTGCAGGATCAATAAAGATCTTCATTCGCTGTGAATTCATTATCTTGCCAGCCGTGCCTGTAGATATGACGGAGCCTACGTCCGTGTAAGGTAATGGTACATAGTACATCATCAGTCGCCCATAATAAAACGGGTTACCATTGACTAGTACTTTAACACACATCCTACCGCTAAAGTTTGCATAGTTAGATATCCTATTAGAAACCCTCTTATTCGCTAGGAATGACGACCACGGGCTAAATCCCGTGTCCGTCCAAACTGTCCCCGGAGTCCAAGTATAGGACTGCAAAAGAATAGGTCTAGCGAAAAACTCCTTAAGCTCGACGTCACCATGATATGTGACGTCCCTGGTACTGTCATAATCGTCCTTCATAGATACATCCCATTGGGGTGTACTATCAAGAAACGTAACAGTCTGTGAATCGAGTCGATTTGCCGCGACTCCCTCGGCGTATTGTTGGGTTGTTGTTTCAGTAATGTGCTAATACGATCTGCAGGTGTAACATTATGTACTACAGACGCAAACTAGTTTTGTACGACTATACAGTGCTAAATAGCACATCCCTTAGAGAAGGGTATCTTATATATGCAAGCCTATATCTAAGTAGTGCTAGTTATGTTTCGCTACTAAGCTATGGTATCCAATACATATATCCGTGTTTAATTTACAGCCCATCCTGGTACGGGCATCCGCTATTTTCTAGTGACGTTCACAGTGGGCTTAAGCCCGTGTTACAGACGCCCTGCAACTAGCCCTGTGTTTAGCGAGACACAAAATAAACTCGTTAAACCCCTCATCACCAACAACCAAGCCCAACACTTAATTGTTGTTTAGATACCACTCTTCCAGCTCTTCGAAATTCTTGAGCCTACAACCTGGTAAATGGTGTATGATATTAGCCTCTTCCAATACTGCTGTGAGTTCTTTGTTCCTTTTTCTAAAAACTTGCTCACCATGGAACCAATATTCCATATTGGCTCCCAGTACTATCTGAGCAGCTAATTGATCATTTGTGAGAGTGTCACTCTTCTTGGCACATGTCAAGCTCTTGAGAATAGATGGTTCACGTAATGGACACAAGTACCTATTGTACTTGTCTGACCACACCCACCTCCTTTTCAAGAACTCTGCCTCAGTTCCATCTATATATGGTACACTGAGGGAATCTTTATCAGCCATGGTGTAATCCATGCCCCATGAAGCCAAGCACTGAGACACTGCAGTGTGGTTAAACCACGGTGCTTCTTCTGCCACTGTCATCGTGTTGTCATCACCATATGTGATGAGCGCAACAAGCTCTGCAAATTTCCTCTGGCAACCTTTTGGCTGCAAAGCAATCTTGGCAGAGCGCATGTACAGTGAATTGCAACCACCATTAAGCACCACTGTGAGAGGGTTGCCAGACGAGTTGCCGCAGTTAAACTGCAACCACTCGTTACGCACTTCAAACACAGCCATACACGTCTCTGTCGCTAGGCCTCTGCACACTGCTAACTGAAACTCTGAATATCCTGATCTCTCACACATCCAGATCAAAATTTTGAAGAATGCGAACATAACCTTGATATCAAGTTTCTGATCGTATTTCCCAAAGTCACCAGCAATGGTTATTTTCTTTCCATACTTAAAGACATGCTTGTACAGCCTAGTCCACTCCAATGACATAGCCTTGATACCCACACAACTTTCAAACAGTTCAGGGTGTTCCTGTATTATGATGCTAATCATCAAAAAATACTTTCTCATGAGAAACTGATAAGCAAAAGCTGACCCCATGAACACTCTGCACTTGTCTTTATCTAACCGTGTAGGTTCATCTTTCAAGGTACACCTATGTGGTGAATAAACTCTCAGGCCCTCAGCCAAAGTCTTCTCCATCTGAGCAATTTCATCTCTAAGAAACTGCGGCATGTCACGTGGGCACGATATGTTCTCCACCTGTCTATCCGACAACGGTAGAAAATTGCCCTTGGGCTTACAGTATGGTATACCCATACTGGAAGTCATGTTCATCTTATAACAACCCTGCAAGCCGTCTATACCTGCTAAGACAGCATCTTCAGCCATTGGACTGATGCGTTCACACCAGTCTGGTTGCCATCCGTCTAATATATGTTGCTTATAATCATTATATGCAACATCCAATATATGAGACGGAATGTCACTTGGCTTAGACATTGCTGTCACCCATGCATTCCATGGCCCCCAGTGACTAATATAAGCTGGAGGTCCATGCTGTATAGTAGTTTGTAAATGTTTACACACCAACTCAGCTATAACGGTGGGCTTAACTATACTCCTCATCGTCCGGTGTGGAGCAGTGGTGCAACCCAGGAAATCGAATCCCCCCGCAGCCACAAAACTACTCGTTGACTTAGGTCTCTGTTCTGTGGTATAGCCAAATGGCGTTCCCACAAAATTGAGAGACTCTCTAAAGTCACCAGACTGCACACCCATCAACTGCGAAGTATCCGGTCCAGTCATAGCTGCAATGCATTCATCTGCATCACGCCTCAATATCGTACATGTCCTAGCATGTTTTGTACCTTCCATGCCTGCCGAATGCAGGCCTGCTATCATGGGTCCTGTAGCATCAGTTATCAGCACACTACCACACATGCCATTCCATGTCTCAATACTGGACATGTACTCTCCTCCAGGGTACGTATACCCTAAGTTGTGTGGTTTTACTATAGCTGTAGAAAAATTCGTCTTGAACTGCCCTCTATGCAGCTTCAGGAAAGTTTCAGTTTCACTGACCTTTTCTCTCTCTGCTTTGAGCCATACACACGATGCACCAACCGATTTTGCTTCAAGGCTGTCACCCGAAGGAAGCAACCTGCGCAAATCTCTCTGATCTCCCATAACGGGCAAATAGAGCAGTGCAAAATCTGTGCGACCTATACGTCGCCAAGCTCCTTGGAGCTTTGCCGTGCGCACTGCGTTATTGTGTAGTGTATCTGTTTTGACTATGTCCACTGCATCATAGTTTTTCTCTAAAATATGCATCGGCACAAACCAATAGCCAGTGCACAAAGGCAGGCTACAGCAGTGTTCAACATATGTATCTCCTTTCTTGAAGCGTAACAATACCAGTTTCTGCAATATAACACCACACATCTGGTCGCACGTTGCAGTTTTAAGATCTACATTTACTACTGGTATGGCTATTGCTGGTGGTCTATATGGATCCTGCCTCTCACTAATACCTCTAGGCAATGGTAAAGACACTTTACTACCTTGAGTCTCTATCTTGTCTCTATGCGCATATTTCCAAATTCTATATGCGGCATATGAGACAGTAATAACCGTGATCAATGGTACCGAAGCTCTTAGAGCTTTCCTCCAGTCCTGACGTATGCGCTTCACTGCTTCACTAACTGTTTGTGGTACTGTCATATTCATATAACGAGCAAACCTATATACAGTAGTGCCAGTGTATGTTCCCAACATGGCAATAGGCCAAGCGATGGCATAGGCCCCCGCTCCTACTGAAGCAAGTGGTGACAGCATAATGCCTACCACGCACATCAGTGCAGTTTGCCATTTACTCATCTTATCACGTCTCCATATATTCCAACTCAGAATAAACTTAGCCGTACGGCTATAGCTATTCGAGTGGCCAGACGTACTACTCTTTTTCTGTTGCTTAACACTAGCTGATTTGCACCATGCAGCAAATCTATCAGCTTGGTGACCTACATTCCAAGCCACACTTCGTGTGACTTCTTCCAGACCACCTCCAGCCATAGTTGCAATCTGTAAGTGCAAAGGTAACGCTTCTACAGCCTGCTGTGCGACATTGG